TGGTGGTGCGGACTTTAAAAAGTTATATATAAAAAACGAGAAGTAGTACAAACTGCTTCTCGTTTTTTTGCTCTAGCCTTTTCACATCGAAATACAATAATCACATTAAGCAATTATGCAATATTAACAATTATTTCTTGTTAGAAAGATACAAAATGCCGAAATTCCAAATTTTATAACAAATTGTGTTGAGTAAAGATAATTCAATATGCTATAATTAATGCAAATAGCAAAGGAGTTGACATAAAGTGAATATTCTTATAATTGGAAACGGATTTGATCTTGCTCACCAGTTGCCAACAAAATATACTGATTTTTTAAACTTCATGAAATTTATAAATCGAATTGAAAATTTTAATGGTACTTTCGAAAAATTTAAAATAGATAATGATAAATATAAATTCTCTGAACTTAATGTCGATATTCAGAAATATATCAGTGGAGTAATTGAAGACCATTCAAAAAAGGATGTCAATGTTACCGATATATGGAATGATAGAAAATCAGCAGACGATAAGAGTGACAGAGTAAAGCATGTTGAAAGAATGATTGAACTTTCAAGTAAAAATATATGGTTTGAATGGTTTCAAGAGCAACTTAACATTCATCCTAATTGGGTTGATTTTGAATCTGAAATATCAAAAGTTGTTCAAGGAGTTGAAAATCTGATCCCGTTAATTCCTTTGAAAATAGAAATGATTTCCCGCATGCCGAGTTACCAAAGATTAATTAATAAGATTATTTTCGCTGGTAGAGCATCTGATAAGAATATTACTCTTGCTGAAATAGAAACAATAAAGGAAAAAATGCTAACTGACTTAAACAACCTTATAAGGTGTTTTGAAATCTACCTTGAGGATTTGGTAAAAAACATAGATATAAGCCAACTATCATTAGACATATATAACCTGAACATAGATAAAATACTAACTTTTAATTATACAAATACATATCAAAAATTGTATGACCCCAACGTGGAGTGTGCTCATATACACGGAAAAGCAGATATAAATAATGATACTAAAAGTAACAATATGGTGTTGGGCATAGATGACTACCTAAAAGGAGAAGAAAAATTCACCAACACAAATTTTATTGAATTTAAAAAGTATTATCAGCGACTTATAAAAGGGACAAATTGTGATTATAAAAAGTGGATAGATGAGATCAATCAAACTAAAAGATTTACGAAACATAACGTTTATATCTTTGGTCATTCTTTAGCAAGTACTGATCGTGACATTTTATTAGACTTTATAGAAAACGAAAAAACAATCATTACAATCTACTATAATAACAGCAATCAGTACAGCGACCAAATATGCAACTTAGTTCACTTAATTGGCCCCGATAAGCTTAATGAATGGGTTCATCAGGCAAAGCCAAAGATAAAATTTGTAAAGCAACAACCAATGATAAACATAGATGATTCCGGATGGCGAATAATGAGGGATATAAGAGACTGTTCTGAATTATTTAAACTATCTGGACAAGAAATAGAATACAAAATAAACGAAATAAAAGACCATTTAGACAATAGCGATAAAACATATTTCAGAAAACAAAGAAATGTTATCGACTTGTTTGTAGCCATGACTACGAGTGGTTATATCGACAATAATCTAACAGATCAGATGTTAAATATGGCAAAAGATCTCTATGGCTCTGCAAAAAACGAGACTTATTCGCCTTCTGAATTCAAGAGAGTTGGTAATTCACCTCAAAGATACCAAAAAATTATTTCAAATTTCATAGATTTAGTAAACACATACAATGCCGATAAAAAAGCAAAGTCATATCATATATCTGATTCTGATAGCTGTGAAAAAATATTTAGCCTCTTGGAAGCGGGAATGAAAATTGATGAACAGCAAGCAATTTTATTGATTGAAGACATAATAAAGGGTTCAAAACATTCATATAAATCAAACAAAGAGATGTGGAGGTGTGTACTTTATTTGATATCTTATGTAAATTCTGAAAAACTTATAGAAATAATGAGTAACCACATATCTGGAGATAACAATTTATATCGCATAAAATATACTTTTTTACTAAACTTACTCAAAGAGGGAGAATATTTTGATAACAATTTATTAGCTAAATATCAGTTAAAGTGATACCACTAAACTCTTAGTTATATTAATTATTTGAAAATTATAATTATTGAAAACATCATAGAGGAATGATAAAATGAGTAAAAAACGTATTATAGTTAATAACATTTCTGAGTACATAGACATAATACATAAATTAAATAAGGTAAAAGGTCAAAATACACTTTTATACAGAGGGCAAAACAATTATAAATATAGTATAATTCCATCAATATGTCATAATCTTCCGAATAGCAAACAGACGTATTTAGAATTTGAATCTAAGTTAATAAGACAAGCCAAAAACAAATACCCCGAAATATTTGGGACCGCAAAGAATGATTTGGAACTACTTTCAAGGCTTCAACATTATGGCATTCCTACGAGATTGTTGGACGTTACATCTAATCCGCTGGTTGCGCTTTACTTTGCCTGCAAAGATAATGGAAATTCAATAGATGACGGTGAGGTTATAGTTTTTTCTTACGATAATTTGTCATATGGTGATGATCAAGATACCATTGCTTTGTCAAGCTTTTATAAATTTGACTATAAAATCTCGGTAGAAAAATTTATGAAAATTAATGGATTAGATTATAGGGTAACTCCAAATATGCATTCATCTGGAGTTGACGAATATTGCAATTCACACTATAAACCAATATGGGCACAATTACCGGAGTACACTACTCGACAAAAAGCTCAAAGTGGAAGCTATTTGATTTTTCCTAATGAAATTGTCTATTCCAATTATGTAGAATCCTTTGCAGTAGTGAATGAAGATTTTTGTTTTATTAATAACATCAAAAGCTTATCTAAGAAAGACACATTAATCAAAAAGCTGATAAGAATTCCAAAGGAAGATAAACTTGATATTTTAAGTCATCTCGAATCTCTTGGTATAGACGAATCTACATTGTTCCCTGAAAATTTGGATATTGGTTGCAGAATGATCAAACAAAATATTGGCTTATAACAAAAAATCAGCCGCCTCAGACCCATAAAAGTCCGAGACGGCTGTTTCCTTACTCATACAATATAAAACTAAACTTTCTTAGCAAACCCCGTCAAACAGATCCACCCAGCACCGCTCTTGAGCTTGCCCCAAGTCTGACCGTCAACTACCTTTTCGGCTACAATAGTGTAGATAACGCCGTACTTTGCCATAACACCCTTGACGAGTGCACAGGACACGCCTGCGCCCTTTCTGACGTTCATTCCGCCCTTGTAAGTTATCTTCACCTTGTAGGACTTGAACTTCGCTGTGTGCTTGTTGATCGAACTCGTACCGCTAAGCTTTGCGTTGACCTGTTTTGCTATGTAACCGAACTTACCACTGAGATATGGTCCCGGACAGCCCGTCGCCTCAAACCATTTGTGCATTGTAAGATTGCCGCTGGTGTTGCCCGTGTAGTTGAGCTTTTTGATACCATTACGCTTGCAAATATCCACACACAGCTTTATCAACGCAGTCATAGCCTTTTTGCTGACGTGCCAATTCGGCTCACCGCTGTCATTTGCTACCTCGATAGTCACAGCACGCATATCATTAGCACGGTTGGAACTGCACCAAGACCTGTACTTTTCGTCCACCATTACGCCTACCTTGCCGCTGCTGTCGATACAGTAATTACAGCTGCCGCCACGAGCCTGTACAGACGTACAGCAGTTTGCCAGCGTTGCATTACCTGCCATGTGATGAATAGTTATCTTGTCGATTTTGTGATCTCGTACATTGTAATGATCTGTCTTGCCCGACCACTTCCAAGAAGCCAACTTTGAATTTCCCATATTATTTCTCCTCCTTAGCCTTTAAAACATCTATTGCCTTTATGAGTACCTGCGGTATCGGTACGCCCATAAGCCCTGCGTTTTCGATTATAGACAGCGTTTCGTTCACCACAAATGCAATGCACACGCAATCCTTTATGTACCCTGTGCCAAGCATAAGGTCAAGCCTGCACGCCACAAGCAGGATAAGAAGTATCATACCCTTGCGGCACAGCCCTTTGAAGCCTGCCCTGCTTTCAAGTGCTCCGCTTTTAGACTTGCCTGAGCGGTGGAATACTCCTGCCACTATTATGCCTGTTGCATAGTCTATCACCATAAAAATGATGAGTGTTGTCATGGCACTTGTCCACCCTCCAAAAAGAGCGGCAATACCGCCTCCGATAGTTCCGATAGCGGCTAAAACCGCTGTTTTTATGTTTGTCATATCTTACTCCTTTATCTCAAAAGCAAATCTGCTTAACAGATATTTCTTATTATTGAGCAGTATAGTTTGCGTAGGTACAGCATAGTCACTGTTATTATAGCTATCTGATATACCCTGTATATGAGAAAGTATATGATACACATTTGTAAAACCTTTGTTTAAATCAGTAGAAACTACAGGAGCAAGTGAAGTCACCGATTTCTGCTGACAAAAATATCTATAAGGAGTAGATTTAATAGTAGCCCCATCAGTGAATACTGTATATAAGCGAATATTATTATCAGCACAACTTGTGGCCATTCCTATTTCGGTTTCTCCTGTTTCATAGTTAGTTACTTCACCAATTATTATATTTATACCAGGTCTACTAGTGGTATTACTGTCTATACCCATAGCAACTAGGTCATTTTGTTTGTAAATGACCCAACGTCTAGGATCTCCAGTACGAGGTGCAGTACTTACACAAGGACAAGTTAATGCTTGTGTCCTCAAGTCACACCAGCCAAAGTTACTATTTGTATCAGAAAATTGCCCTCTTAAAAACAGCTCATCTGTTACCCAAAGCTGAAAGGTGGCATTTTGTGTATCAATACTCGCATTATCGCCCTCGAACACAACTTTCTTAAAGTCATAGACCTCGATAAGCTTCTTGACTAATCCTCTTAGTCCGTCTGTTCCCTCATATATTTTCATCTTCGACCGCCTCCGCTATGCCTATTATACCTATATTTCCGTACGCTTCTCCCACTGACACACCCACAAGGCTCTGTCCGCTCGCCATATCGGGTATAGTGTCGATAATATCCATATTGCCGTTGAAGTCCTCGATGCTGAACCTGTCCGTCCTGTCGGGCTTTTTAAGTCCGAGATTTTCCGTGAAACTAGCCAACTATACTTCCCCCTTCCGCATTTTTGCCGACTATGAGATAGTACACCTTGAAAACGTATGTGCCGCCCTGGTCTGAGGTGTGTTCAAGGTATGCCTCCCAGTCGATGTCCCTGCCGTTGCTTGCGACTTTGTATTGAAAACTCTGCGACTTGAAGTGCTTTTTGCCCCAGTCGCACACCATAAACACCGCAGGGTTAGTGACCCCAGAGGGTATCATGCCTGTGCGTGTATTGTATGACCACTGTGAGCCGTTGTCGGCGTTGACCTTCATATTCACCGTGAAAGACCCCCACCGCATATACAGTGGGTAGAGCCTGTTCACAAGGCTTACTATCTGCGCCGCTGTCTTTGCACGAAACACCGCTGTACCGCCGTCTAAAAGCTCGTCCGTCTGTTCGCCAGAGTACCGCAGCTCATACTCCTCCTCGCCGACTATTTCTTCAAGAGCTGCCACCCTCGCCGTGAGCTGCTGGATAAGCTCCTCGGTGGTGGGCGTTGTCTGACCTGTGTCCGCTGTATCGGCAGTATTCTCCGCCTGCGTATCAGCTACAGTTGTTATCTCGTTCTCGTCCATAATCTCGCCTCCTAAAGCTGTTCTTCCACCGACAGACCCACCGCAGAAATATCGGCTGAAAGTCCGCCGTCAAAATTGAATCCTATGTTAGTTATTGGTATATCGTAGCTTTCGCCGCTGTCGCTGACGTATGTTATCACGTCACCAACGTCAAATCGGGGGTCGCCAAGGCGGTGAAAAAGCTCCGTTGTATACCACGAAAAGCCGCCTATCCTATGCCACAATGACCGCAGCAGCGACATTGTCATATATGGATTTTCAAACTCCAGCACACGCCCTGCCGAGCCTGTGGTATTGCCCAGCCGCAGAGTTTCGCTGTCGCTGACCTTGCAGACAATGCCTGCCAAAACATTCGGACGTTCCCCCAGCGTTGGCAGGTCGATAGTGTTGTTGTCCAGTATCTTCACGCTCGAGCCGTACCATTTGCGGACGTATCTGCCGTATCGGTCAACAAAACCGAACTCGCCTTGTGCCGAAGCTATGTAACTGAGCATCTGCCGCATTGTGGTGTCTTTGGGTATAGAGCTTATTTTGAAGTCGAAGTTTGCAGTTTTCAGCCTTATGTGACCCTTGCCGTAAAGCCTTGCACCGCCCTTTACACGGAGCTTTGCAGGGATGGTGTAGTCGTTGCCGTTTTGCAGTCCAAGCTGCTTGCATATGTCGTCCTCGACAGCCTTTGACCACGCAGGTAGCTTGACCTTTGGCACATAGGTCTTGTCGGAGAAGTAAAGCCTATCCGCAAAAGTGACCTCAGTATTTCCGCCCGACTTTTTCGATTTCACGCAGGTGAACCGCCCCAGAGGTATTCTCTCTCCGTCAAGCACCTCTCCAAGCTTGCTTATCTGCTCCACTGTCAGCTTTGAAAGTTCTGCGTAGGTGTAGGCTTCTAGGGTGGAGTAGGTGGTCACGCCTGTGAGGTCTGCAAGGTACAGGGACAGGTCATACTCTTTGCCGAGGAAACGTGTTTCAGCATCGTTTATCTGTAATGCCCAAGACTGTGAGCACACTGCACCAAGCTCTATGTCGTCACTGAGGCTCGTTGACTGCACGTCACTGGTAGCGGACATTATGTTGTCCCCCATTATTACGCTCTCGTCGTTTTCAAGCCACATACGCCATGTGCGGCAGTAGCTTTCGATGCGTGAGGAGACGGTTGTACTTGTTGTATACATATATCCGCCTCCTACTGCATGATAAGGTCAACAGCAACGCCTTTGCAAAACTGCCGCTTTTCGTCCCAGCCGAAAACTTCATAAGTTGGGTCGCCTGCATAAACGTCAAAAGTGCTTTCCTGAAATGTCTCATCAAGGAGCGTGATACTGAAAAACGGACTGTCAACGTTGGAGATATACTCATTGAGCTTTGCCGTCTCCTCACCTGTGAGATGATACCATTTCAACGTGACAGTTTTCTTTATGGCTCTTATATCGCCCACCATTTTGCAGTTAGCCGTTCGCCCTGCATTGTTCGACCATATCTTGTTGTTTGTAAAGCTCACTTCCGCAGGTGTGGCGACCCTTTCGCTGCCGAATATAAGTCCTCTGCTTTTCATTTTCTGCACCTCCTATGCCCTTATTGGCGACCTGCCGTTGCGTTTGATATAGTCGTTGATATCATCAATAACTATCTGTGTGATAGTCCTGCCGTTGAGCGTAAGCGGTATGGTAACGCTTATCTTCTGGTTGCCCCCTGCTCCGCCGTATGACACAAGAGCCTGCAAAACAGCCTGTGTGATAGTATCAAGCGGTGCCTCAATATTCGTACCACGCTTCTGATCGCCCAGAACTGCAAGAAACTCAGAGTTCGGCGGTATTACTGCACCTTGGGCAAGTTTGGGTATTTCGGGGATATCAATTTGGCTTAGGTCAAAGCCAAATGTCTGACCGCCAAGATCACCGGGAAGCCAATCAGGCGTCGTGAAGCTCAGCTCGTTTATGCCGTCGATTATCCAATTCAAAGCGTCCTCAACTGCACCTGTCAGACCATTTATAAGCCCGATTATCAAATTAATAGGTGTTTTTGCTATGTCAACAAGTGCGTCCCACACGCCTTTGAAGATCTTCTTTACACCCTGCCAAGCTTTTTTCCAATCACCGGTGAACACTCCCGCTATGAACAACACAACGCCTTTAAGTGCTGAAATGATGTTCTTCACGGCGTCAATTATATTGCTTATGACATTACCCACTGTTTTTATTATCTTGCCAAGCACACTGCTGACTATCGGTCCGAGTATGCTCACAAGCCAATTCACAACAGGTGCTATGGCTTTGTTGTAAATGCTCAGAACGCTCGTGATAAGTGTTCCAACAAAGTCGAGAAACTCATCAAGCAGAGGTTTCAAGTGCTCCGTCCAAACGCTGTCAGCAACGTCCATGAGCTTGTCAAACACAGGTTTCAAGACCGTTTCCCACAGGTTGAGAAATATGTTCTTTGTGGTGGTTATACCCTCGTTTATGCCGTCAAATATAGGCTGTCCCCATTCGTTCCAAAAGTCTGAAATACTCTGCCAAGTATCGCACCACAGTGTTTTCAAGGCGTTCAACACAGGCTGTGCAATGCCGTTCCACAAGGTATCGAAGATCTCTTTTATGTTGTCAAACAGTACGCCTAGCGTGTTCCATGTCTGTGTGCCAAAATCCGCCATTAGGGGTAATCCTACAGTGAGAAAGTTTTGCAGTATAGGAAACACTGCCACATTCCAGATATCAGAAAACACCTTGTTGAAGCTGTCAAAAAGTCCTATGCCTATCTTGCCAAGCGTGCTGAAAGCGGTCTGCATAAGCGGTGTAAAATCGTTTATAAAATAAGCTTTGAGCGGTTCGGAAAGCGACTTTATATCGCTGAAAACTCCGCCGAGTATCTGAGCAAGTTCAATGCTCTCTCTTTCAAGTCCGCTCCATATATCAGCGAAAATAGGCTTAAAATTCTTATCAAGATAGTCTGCAAGCTTTTCAAACTGAGTTCTTACTGATTTGAAAAAGTCAGACAGCTTTTTATCTGCCTTTCCCGTATCCACCTCAACGCTAGTCCCGGAAGGCTGCATTATATCCCCAGCTCCGCTGACCCCAGTGCTGTCTGACTTGCTCTCATCATTCAGCTTGTTCATCTGGTCAAAGCTTGCAAGAGATCCTTCCTGTGCCTCTTGAGTCTGTTGTGCATTGTCGGCTATATCGCTGTAATTATCCGCCGCCTGAGAGGTGCTTTTCACTATGCTTTGAGCCTCGTCTGCACTGTTGCTTAGTTCAAAGCCGAACGCCTCTGAAAGTGCCCTCGCTGCCCCCTGTGCCAAAGCTATGAGCTGTGAAAGCAGACTGTTTATCGCCTTGACAGCAGGCAGAAGAACGTTCATCAGCACAGTGCCGATAGTTGCTCCGAACTCTTTCCATTGTTCAGAAAGTATTCTTGTCTGGTTCGCCCAGCTGTCAGAAGTCTTTGCAAAGTCCCCCTGAGCAAGAGCCGTCTGTGACATAACGTAGTTGTATCTCAGCTGGACTTTTTCAGCCTGCGACATATCGGCAGTTGACTTCGTGATACCCTTTGAAAGTGCATACGCCTGCAAATTGGCGTCCGTCATAACAATACCGAACTGTTTGAGGGTCTCAGTTTCGCCTGTAAAAATTGATTTCAGCGCCGTGCTTGCTACGTCCTGACCGACATTATAAAATGACGCCATATCCGCCGACAGCCCTGTAAGAGCCATAGCCATATCGCTTGCACTGTCATTGGCAAGCCCCATTCCTGCCGCCATTGCCATGAAGTTTGAGCCTGTCTGCTTTGCGGTGAGCTTTGAAATGCCGTAGGTCTTTACAGCCGTGTCAGCGAAGTCCTCCATTTTCTGCTTTGATTCACCGAAAGCCGTGTCAACAACGTTCTGAACTTCCGCAAGGTCTGAGGCTGTTTCTATGGATTGCCTGCCGAAGTCCACAAGCTTCTTGACGGAGAATGCAGCTGTCAGAGCCATTGCAAGGCTTTTAAGTTTTGGCTTGATATCCCCCACCATATCGGAAAGGCTTTTCAAGCCCTTTTCAAAGCCCTCACTGTTTATGTTGGTGTCAAAATTCAAGCACCCGTCAGCCATTGTCATTCACCTCCCGTCAGTTGTTTCAGAAACTCTTTGTCCTCGTTTTCAGCCCTCTGCTCTTCTGCTGAGAGCTTTCGTTTAAGGTCTATCATATTGCGGTGGTTTCTGTAAAACTCCTGCTCGTATTTTTCAAGCTTTTTGTCCTTGTTAAGCTTTTGCCGTATGCCTATAACAGACGAAAAAAGCCCCTCGCCTATCTCATTGAAATAGCCGAGAAAAGTCCACCAATGAAGATATTTTACCGTCCTCGTTTCAAAGCCTGCCGCCTTGTTCACCGCAGGAAAAATAATACTCTCGTCCTGCTCCCAGTCGATAGTTTTTGCAGGCTGAACACTCTCCTGCGGAACATCTCCACCGCCTACAAACCAATAAGCCTTGTTGACAGTCTCCTGCAAATGCTCTCGTGGGATATCCTCAGCGTAAAGGCATTTAAGACACACATAGCACTTTTCACGCTCGTCAAGTTCGGGGTCTGCAAAGGCTGAATATATCCGCAGTATGACCCGAAAATCCGAGTGTATGGCATACTCTCTGCCGTCTATTTCAAGGGCTGTCGGCAAACTGCCTATCATTTCAGTAGCTCCCTGAGCAGAGCCTTTTTGTCCTCGTCAGAAAGCTCCGCCACATTGACCGCAGGCTGAGCAATATGTTGATGAGCGATAACAGGTGCGGTGTACTTCTCCACCTTTTCTTCGAGCTTTATCTGAGCCGCAGTCTGTGCTGACTTTATCTCCTGCACCACCACAACAAGAAGCGCTTCAAGGAAGTTCACAAGCACAGGCTTGCCGTTTGAAGCCACAGAGAACACGTTCACGCTTCCAAGCGCCGCCGTACACACATCGCTTCCAAATATGTCATTGACCATTTCTCTTGCACGCTGGTCATACTCTTTGAGAAGCTGAGTTCTGTCCTCGTTCTTCTCACGTTCTGACACTTCTTCTGCGATATTGTCAGCATTGCTCATAGCGTCCTGTATCCTTGTGATGATACCAACGTCTGACACGTTTATCCTTATAACTCTGTTCTCGTCACCGTTTATAGCGTACTCTTTGTAATTGCCGCTGTTAAAATTTATTGACTGCATTGACATTTCTATCATCCTTTCTGTATTATGGCAAACAAAAAGCACTCCGCTCTGAACGAAGTGCTTTCATATGTTTGTCATATAGTTTATTCTTCCGTAGTCTTTGCAAACGTTGGCACGCCTGCCGCAAAGGTGACAGAGCCTTTCACTCTGTTTCCTGCAAAGGTGCAGTTGAACGGGATATTTACGCCCCCCTGTGGTCCGCCATATGACTGCGGCTTGACTATGACATCTTCCGTCCATGCGTCATACGCGCCTGTGGTCTTGTCAACGATGACTTCAAGCACGCTTGTCTTGCAGGCGTCGCCGGTAAGACGATTCATCATGATATCCTTGAGCTTTTCGTAAAGTGCGTCACCGGGCTTTGCATAGAATGTGTCAAGGTCGAACTCAGGCTCATAGCCGTTGTCCTCAACTGTGGTTTCATCAAGGATATTCTTCTTTGTGGAAGTGTCAGGGTTGAGTGCCACACTTGCGTCCTCAACGTCCTTGCCGAGAAGATACCAGCTTGGTGATGAGGCGACCGCTGCGAATGTAGTGTCAAGATAATGCAGAAGATGGCTTCTGTTGAGCTTTCCGCTCTTGTATGAATAATCAGGCATATGTTTTCCTCCTTTTATATCTGATACTGTGCCGCTATCTGCAATTGATACTGCACAGTATCGTTTGTGTTTTCATTTGGTATTGCATATATCATTCCGTTTGCACAGGTGAGCTTTTCAAGAACGCCTGTCCTTTCCTCGTCCTCTGTTATGGTAGTGAACGTGGTATCTCGGTGCTTGTCTGCATAGCTTTCAAGCCACATCTGCAATTCAAGCAATACGCCGCTGTTTGACATTCTGTCAAAGTCGTTCATAGACTGATACACAGCATAGAGAATGAAGTTGTGCTGTCTTGTCTGACCACCCAGAATATCAGAGCTTATAAGGCTGTCGCCTGTTGAGGACAAGCCGTAATTTGTTGGCGTATCGTCGGTAAAGTCGATATGGATATCGTTGCAAACCTCCGATATTTTCGGGAATTGCTGCAAGATATCTTTCACAAGCTCGATTATGTTCATTTCGCTTTGCCTCCCATTATCGCCGCCGCTCCTCTGAGTATTTGCTGTTTCTTGTCGGCTTTCATTCGCTCAAACCAAAGCTTACCGGCAAGTGGCTCTTTAAAAGTGCTGTAAACAAGGTCTTTGTCCGTCAGCACTTTCTTTTCTCCATGTCGGGCGTAAGACGAGCCTGTAACAGAGGATACCATAAGCTTGCCGTAATACTGATAGCGTGCGTAAGGTGCAAGATACTGTATCTTGCCGCTGCCTATTTTTGTGCCTCTCGTGGCAGACTTTCTCAGATTAGTGCTGAGGGTAGGTGTATACTTCACCATATGCCTTATGCACTCAGCGTCAATGAACTTTTGAGCCTTATCAAAGCGTTCTGAATACTTGCCTGCAAAGGACTTATCCCAAGTGATAGCCCTGCTGTCCATAGGCTGACCTATCTTCATTTTACGCTCACCTCCATATGTGGCAGACCGCCGAACATATAATCATCAATGCTCATTACCGTAACAAAGTCATACTCCGCACGGAAGATTTTCATGCTCTCAGATATGCTCTGCGGCGTTTGATTATCGAACTCAAACTCGCATTTTCCTCTCACAAGCATATCCTTTGCAGGGGTTTTCGGTGCATTATCATCATAGAAATACACCCTTGTGCTGTCTGAGGTCTGCATACCGCTTTTCACGATACTTCCCGACTTATTCTCACACCAGTAAACTTTCTCTGCATACTTCCGCACAAATCCCTCTGTCTGCTTGTCGAAAAGATACACCGTGCAATCGCTGTTTGCAAGCATTTACCTCACCCCTCTGTAAAGCAGCCCTGTTCCGCTGAGCCATTTGTACACGATATCGTGAACGGCTCTGTCAGCGTTCTGCCTGCGGATATCCGAGCTTTCATATGACTTTGACCAGCCACCAACGCTTTCGGAAGATACCCCATGAGTGCCGCCCTCCTGCTCTGCCTTGAAGATATTTTCCGCAAGCTCGCAGCAGCACATTTTCACTTCTTCGGGGATATCGTTCTCGTCAACGTTGTCAAGGGTATATTGCTTCATAAGGCTTGTGGCTTGCATTGCATAGAAGTCAAAAGCGGCAGATATGTCAGGCTCTTTGCCGCAAAGATAAACGCCTATATAATAGCTCTCGCTTGCATATGCTTTCATACTGCCGCACCTCTTTACTTCTTGAATCTTGCAAGCACTACCTTTGACTGGTCTGAAATAGCCACAGTGTAATGCTTGTCAGCAGATATATCTGTGCAGCGCTTTGTGCTTCTTCTCTCTGTTTCAACGTTGGTGTCACGCTTGAGGTAGATAGTCAGAGCTGATGTTTCGTCCTCTGTTTCAGTATCAGCGTTGAGCTTGATGATAGGGCATATGTAGAAAGTGCCAGCCTTGACAGCGGCGTTCTTTACAACATAGTCACCCACCTTTGGAGCGTAACCCTCTGCACAAGGCGTTACTGAGCCGAGCTTTATCTGTGAAGCAGTTGGTGAAGCTGTGCTGTCTGCAACAACTTCCTTTGCACCCTCTGCATCGCTGTCAACTCTCACATACTGTTCTGGGATAGCCTCGTTAAGTGAAACTTTCTTTGACGGAACGATACGGCAGTTCGCTATTTTGCCTATCTCGCCTGTCATTACCACATTGCCGTCATACTTATCTGCTGAAATGAAGTTCGGGTCCTTTCTAAGCTGTGAGTTCTGATGAGGATTAATAAACATAGCCTTTTCGGTGTTCAGCTCCTCATTGAACTTGTCAACAGCGTCAACAATGCCGCTGTAAGAGATAGCAGAAGCCGAGCCGTCATAGATGAGCTGAGCTTTCATAAGTGCGTCCATGCTGTCTGCGTCCACCTTAGAAGCGATAGACATTGCAAGCTGTGAAGTCGCCTGACCTGCAGGGTTTCCATAGCCGCTGAGAAGTGCTTCATCAGTTATCTCCACCGCTTTCATGGCTTTCTTCACCTTAGCCTGAGTGGAGTCTGTTTCAAGCTTGACAGTTTCGGCTTCAACGCCCTCTGCAACATCAACTGCGTCGCCGATATACTTATACTGCGGCACTGTGATAGTATCGCCAGGCACGCCAACGAGCGTTCTGTCTATCTTCGCAAAGGGAGATACAGTTATCTTAGACTCTATCTTTGCGTCGATCATATCACTCATCACCTCAGGATCGATAAGGTCGGTGATCTTTGTCTGCTCTGCGAAATACTGCATAGAAATTCTAATGCCATTTGTCATTTTCATAATATCCTATCCTTTCAACTGTTCGTATTTTTCGGGGTCTGTTCGTTTAAGTTCAAGCCTTTGCATATACCCCATTTTTGCAAAGGTTTCTTTGCTCACATCACCTGCGGCAGGAGTACCTGTTGGCGCAACCGGATTTTTGATAGGCTCAGAACTTTCAAAAAGATAATCGTTATCTTTCTTCACGTTCTCGATAGCCGTCTTGATATCCTCAGCCTGATTTTTGGAAGCTTTGAGAGTTTCCACATCAAGCAAAGCTTTAAGAGCCTTGACGTTTCTTGCCTTGCTTGCCGAGATAGCGTTATCAAGGGTAGCGTCAAACTCCATATCAGATATCTTCGCCTGATACTCGGTATCTTTCTTAGCAAGGTCAGCGGTGAGCTGTGCGACTTTGCCGTTAAGCTCCTTGACGTCCACGCCCTCAAATTCTTTGAGAGAGTTCTGTGCGGTATCAAGGCTGTCCTTATAATTATCACGCTCCACCTCAAGACGGCTTTTCACCTTTTCAAACTCAGCCACAGTCTTATAATTCTCTGCCACCTGTTTTGTGATGTCCTGTTTCTTGTCCTCAGGGATAACGATACCCAGAGCGGCAAGGATCTCAAAAATGTTTTTCATATGTTTGTCCTTTCTACATAGCTTATATACCGCTCTGTCTGCGGTGTGAAAGTCTGACAGTTTAACGTCATACCAAGGACGAAATGGTATGAAAAAAGCACCCGTTAAGGTGCTTAGTTCCGATGTTTGGGTATAAAAATACCGCCCGACATTAGTCAAGCGGTAAAATTATCATTTGAAATACTCTGTAAGTTCAACTTCTGAATCAATGTACACAGCGTCAATATAATAACTGTTGTGTACGATTATCTTCTTTCCGTTTAATTCATATATCTGCGTTTGTGAGCCGTCAACATCTGTCAGCATATCGGACCGTTCAATGCCTGGAATATGCTTTTCCAATGCCGCACATTGCTTATCAAAAATTTCTTTGTCCGCAGCCGTGCAAATATTGTATTCATATTTTTTCATTGCTGATCATCCAATCCATACCTTTTATCTACTGATCTTCGTGTTTTTACAGCGGTCTTCAAAGTGTCTGCTACAGCTTCTTCTCTGCTCATGTTTTTTCGTGCCATTTTATCTGACACCAAGTCTTCAAAAGAAATGATAGGGTCGGTCTGGTCAAGGGTTTTACGAGCTTTTTGATTTTCCATTAACTCTCTTGCCTGAAAGCGATACTTGTTACGCAGTTCACAAGCTTGTCTTGCCTGTTCTTCAATAGACTTGCTTTTGTCGATAAGCTGAGGGATATTTTTGTTATGGTGTCTGTACCACTTTCGCACGTCTATATCAGACATCTTACCTTTCATATCAATTATATCACTATAATCTTTTTGCGTCAAGTCTATCTTGGTTTTTCCAGCCCCGATATTCCCCAGTCCGTCGGCGTTCACACGCTCTCTCTGCTGAGGCAGACCCATTGCTTTTGAAAACCTTGTATACTCCTGGGAAGTGCCACGATATCGGCAGCGTGCGTTGATGATATCCTCCTCATCAGCGCCTGCCTCTTCAAGAAGATGTATTTTCTGCCGCTGGGCTCTCATTGCAGTTTCAAGCTTTCTTTGCCGCTGTAAAGCCTCGTACTTTGTGTACTCTTTATCACCGTACTTAACAGGCTTGTTCTCCTCTGCATTCATCTGTGTAAGCTCCTCGTCTGTGTAGGAACGCTCAGATATGCCGGGGATAAAGGGGTAATAATCGTGATAGCAATTCGCACCGCACAGACCTGTCACAGTACCAAGACCGCAGATAGTTTCAAGTTCTTTTTTGCTGTAGACCTTGCCCTGCCATTCTTGATGAGAGGGTCTTGCTCCGCTGTGCCAAGTGACTTCAAAATAGTCTGTGCCAAGCTCTTTGGCGTTGTCCTCATTCATTTTTGCGGTTAGCTGTGAAAGCCCTGTCATCACCGAACGCCTTGCGGCTACGTCTGCCCTGTTGCTCCAGCCTGTGGCATAGTCCACAGTGCGAAGACCTGAGTTCGTCATATCCGAAATGACTTTCTTTATGACCGTGTTATAATCGAACGCTCCGCTCGCTATGCCCATTATGGCATTGTCAAGGCTCTGCTGATAAAAGTCAGCCGCCTGCGTGAATTTAAGCTTGCCGTCAGGCTGTTTTACTGCAAAGCCAAGTGACTGAGATATGTTTTTAAGCTCCCCCGAAGTCTGCTCCGATACAGCCGACAGCAGCCTTTGCAGGCCCTCATTTTCTTCAAGGGGTATCCGTGCCTTGCCTTTGGTCTTGTATATGCTATCGTCCCATTCATAGCCTTTTTGCAGGATATCATTGTACAGCTCTTTTATCTCAGCTTTGGAGAGGTCAAGGTTATCAGCTATGGCTTTCTTTATCTCACGCTTGCTCATTCCAAGCTCGTGAAGCCTGTATATCTGCCAATCCACCGAACGTGTTATCTCGCCGTTTATCTTTATCCTGCGGACGATGTCCTCCATTATCTGCATTTCAAGGTCACGCAGGGGCTTGTCAAGAACCATTGAAACTCGCTCTATCTCGCTTGCTTTGAGCATTATTCTATCACCTCTGCGGTGCTGTCTGAGGTCATTTTCTTAGCCGTTTCCTCGTCCTCACCATACCATTTCATTCGGTATTCCCACAGTGGCATAATGCCCATAGAAACGTCCTGACGATCGCTTGCACGCTTTGTTTCATCATCAGCAAGGATACTGTCCTCAAAGTTCACAGACAGCTCATAACCGCTTTGAGTAAGCCCATTATAAAACGCCAGCGAATAGCAGAGGTCTTCAAGGCAGACACGGAGGTTATTCTGTATCGCCGTGACAGTATCAAACTTTCTCTGCTTTGAGGACTTTATCTCCGTTGCCGTCTTGTCGACTGTCTGTGGGTTTGAGATATCCCCATAGGACAGCCCCACAGCAAACTCTATCTCACGCTTGTATTCTTCAAGTCCTGCGATAAAATCAGCCTGTCTTAACTGCGGTGAGAACTCGTGATAAAAGTCACCGCTCGTGCCAGCTGACACGTTTACCCCTCTGAAAAGCCGTTCATTGAGCTTAGGCATTTCTGCACGTTTCTTGCCTGTGAACGGGTCTGTCACAGGTCTTAGCACAGCCTCGTCAACGTCTATGGCACGCTCCCCAGATTCAAACTCCCAATCGAGCCTGCCAAATTGGATATCAGCTTTTCTTATGACTTCTTCCGCCCCTGCGAACACTGATACGCCTGAATGTGAACCGTCAACTGTATTGTCGATAGGGTTGACATAATAGCCGAAAGAGGGTCGCAGCATAAGGGGATAGGCTATCTTAGGGATAAGCTCTGCCCACTCTGAAACAGCTGTGAGGGGTATCTCAGCACCAAGAGACACACCGTCATTGGAGCGAAAAGCCCTGTTTGTGATAGTCAGTCCTTTTTCATAATCAAGAGCGTGATACTCCAGCCTTATGCGGTAATCATTATCGCCCATGCGTTTTATCTCAGGGAAAATGACCTTTATAAGCCTGCCGTTCACGTCATACTCCACAGGAATGAACTGCGACTGCGGAACATACTGCACCTTATCAGCACCAAGCGGCTTTATTATCATTGCTCCTGTTGCAAGACCTCTTTGCAGATTTTTATTGAGGTTTTCAAGGGCGTTTTTCATTATGGCATCAAGCTTATCGTTGGAAACTTTCAGGGCCATTTCATTGATAGCCGTGTTTGCAAACTCCCTCACAACAGCGTGTTCAAGCCGCAGAGAGTGAACTCCCTTGGGTGCTGCATTACCTGCATACATTCTGTCCCACTTGTCGATAGCTCTTATCATACTGTCCGTCACGGCGATATCAATACCGTAAACGCCCTTTATATCTGACTTTGAAAGCATTCTGCTTATCCACTCCCTTATTTTTGAAATAATGCCCATAGCTTACTGACCCCGCCTTTTCCATACTCTTTCCATTGCATACCGAACGGCGTCGATAACGTGGTCATTGCCGTCGGGATAGCCGCTTATAACGTTGCCCTCTTTATCCCTGTCATACTCACAGTTGATGAACTCCTCGCAAGCCACAGGACAACGCTTGTTATCTATAACGATACTCCGCAGAGATTGCAGCCACTTATATGAATACTCCCTGCTGTTAGGACCTTTCTCTGCACCTCTTGCAAGCAAGCCGTATGCTCTGTAATCCTCAACAGACTTATTCTCTGCACTGTCGCAGGTGATAAGGTCATTTGCCGTGATACCAAGCTCCAGCAAATGCTTTGCGGTATCAATGTTCTTTGTTTTGTTGCAGGTGTATTCCTGCCATATGAACAGCGTGTGTTGAGCAGGAGCATAATGCACTCTGACAAAAGCGTAAAGGTCAGGATACCAGCCCCAGTCAACGCCGTTATAGATGTTATCGAACTGTGCTATCTCATTGTCGGTTATCTCTCTTATGAGGACGTTATCGAAAACATTGCCGCCTGTGCCGTTTGCAACGCCCATATACTCGTTCTCATAGGCAGTGGGATTAGTTTCTTTGAGAAATTCGGCGTCATCAAGAAAAGGCTTGCCAAGCCACTTTTTCGGCACAGTTAGATAAGTGCTTTCGGTAACAAGTCTGTCCGTTCTCGGCACTTTGATGTACTTATTCGCCCAGTTCTGAGCCGACTTCGGAGGGTTGAAAGACTTGAACTTATAAGCTCTCTCGCCGCCTCTTATAACAGACTGTTCTATCGTTCGCACAGCTTCTTCACCGCCGAACTGGTCAAGCTCCTCAAACCACACGATGCCGATATAGCCAAAAGGCGGCTTGATAGACTTTATCTTGTGCGGGTCATCGGCACCACGAAAGTATATTTTCTGCCCTGTTGAAATGCGTGTGATCTCAAGGGGCGACTTTGTGCAGGCAAACTCATCATCAAGACCAAGTGCAGATATTGCCCAGAGTATCTGAGAATAAACGCTGTCTTTAAGAGTATTCGCCACAGCACGCAGTACGCAGACGTGCATATTCTCGTTCTTCATCAGCAGGTCGATAACGTTCAGACCGCAGAATGAAGATTTAGTCGAACCACGTCCGCCAGGGAAAACATACTCGGAATGTTCCTGCTCTGCAATATCGAACAGGACAGGCGAGAACGCAGGAGCGACAAGGCTCGCAGGGATACCGCTGTACGCCTTATCAGGCATAGAAACAGGCTCAAGCTTTTGTTTTTCAAACCTGAGCCTTGCGTTATCGTATTTTATCTTATGTTTGAGCATATCGTCGTCACGGATAATGTCACGCAGCTCTTTCACCGCCGCAACGTCCCCTTGCTTAGCCCTTGCCATAAGAGCCACATTCACAAGAAGCATATTATTTATGAAGTCAGGGTCAAGGCTGTTAAGGTCAATGCCCTGCTCCACGAGAAACTCATAGTCCGCTCTGGTATTGGCAGGCTGTTCAAGCAGGAAGTCCATCACCTGTTTCATAGTCTTTTTACGTCTGCGGACTTCGCCTGATTTTTTACCGCCTTTCGACTGTTCTTCGACTGTTAACTCATATCCTCCAGGTATTAAATTCTGTTCATTCGGCATTCACCTCACCTCTCTTTTGACAGTACAAAAAAAAGACACCTTATGAAAAGATGTCCTTCATAATTTAAAACTAACATATCCTTATTGCGTAAAAAATATACTTAGTCTTTATTTGATTTGCATTTATCTATATCTTTATATTCAAATACAAATTCATTGAGTTCAAAGGTCTCCATTTTTCTTTTTCTTAATTCATCTGCTCGTAATCCCTCTGTAATATACGCAGATTCCTGCCCTATTTCACTAGATTTACTAATAAAATCAGGTTCAGCTGATTCACCTCTAAGCAATTTTTCAACGTCTTCTTCTATTCCCATTATTCTCACCTCACAAACAATTTATTCTAACACAGAAACCCAACACCGCCATAATTATTGAAATAACTATGCAAATCAAGGATTTGTTATATAACATAAATAATTTATTCAGCAAAAAATTATTATAATGTACGGAGTCAATTATTTGATATACATATGCTTGGCACAAAACGCTCGTTGGAACAGTCAACATTTTTTCTTTATACAGGCCATATGTATTAGGAACTCTATATTTATTTGCTTTTATGATGTATAATAATATAGCTACTCCACATATAAAAAGCATAAGAGCGGTAACTATGAAAAACAAATAAATTGATATAACAAAAACTTCGCTTTTCGTGAATTTACTCTTACTAAAAATATTAGACAAATTATATAAAAAAGTAAAAAAAGATGCATACACACCTGAAATTGTGAGTGTAACATTAGCTTTACTATCAAGTTTTGCCTTACGACTCCATTGTCGATCATAATCAAGTTTTGCCGAATCTAACATCAATTTTGCATTTTCTAATTTCAGATTGCCAAGCGTATTATCTTTCTCAGCATTATCTTTCTCATCACACACCACGATTACCTCCCTTGAACAACATGATAACACCATAAAGCAAATAAAGTCAAGCTTTTGCACAAAAGTTCTCCCTCCTGCATAAATAGCATTTGTATTTTTTATGCAGTATATCAAAAATTCGACATTTATGAACCTTTTACGACACAACGCAAAAGACACCCCGTTCGGAGTGCCTCTCGCAAATATATTATAAGGAGTTAAGTAAATGTTGGAGCAGATATCAAGCTGGCACGCTCTCAGCCTGCATACGGAGCTTTCGCCCCGTCGGACTTTTTTTATGGAGGTCCGCAAATGTTTGCTTGCCTTATTGGCTATTGTAATGATATCATACTATGTACGTTCCTGCAAGTGGTATTGAGTGGTCTTGTGTGGTATATTTAATTTCTCACAGCCATTGTGAAACATTCTCAGCACCGTCTTGTAATCTCTGAAAATATAGTTGTGAGCTATCTTCTTCACCGATATGCCGTTGATGAAATACAGCTTGATTATCCTTGCAGTATCTATGGTTTCAGCTTCCTCATTGCAGAACATTTCGTCTATCTCAGACTGTATCTCCTGCGTGAGCCTTGCACGTTCTTCACTCAGCTCCTTTTGTTTCTCACCCTTGCAGGCATAACTCAGCATTGAGCTTTCGGCTGTGTTGCCGGGCGTTCCTGCCGAACTGTCATTCTTGTCATAGCATACGGCTTTCCCATTCAGTATCCTTGCCCTGTTTTCTTCAAGATTGGCTATGAGCTTTGGTATCAGCTGATAGCGTGATATCTTTTCTTGTATTGTCAACCTTTATCCCTCCTCGATCATTCTTCCGCAAACAGGACAGAACTCAAAGCGGACTTCCTTGCCGTCTGCACCAAGCTTTTCGCTCCACTCTGTCACTCCATTGCAGTATTCACAGCCTGCATATTCAGGTATGGTTACATCGTTATGTTTCGCAAGTCCCTCGTCGCAGAGTATCAGCTCAAGTGCCTGCAATGCGTATGTGAGCTTTTCTTCCCTGTCCTGCGTTTTGTTTATCTTCCAGACTGTTGTCTGCCCTCTGCGGATATTCTCCTGCATTATGCAGGCTTGTCTGAAAAACCTGCCGTTTCGCTCTTTGCTGTGAAGATATTCCCGCTTGTATTCCGCCTGCTTGTCCTCACATATCTCTTTTGACCACCCCTCATGCCTGTTCTTGTAGCCAAGTCTTGATAACTGTGAGAAATACTTATATTCCTCAGCAGGATACTCGTCATAAATGAGCCTGCCGTCTATCGCCATATCTTCATATCGTGCGAACTCTTCTTGTGACATTCTTTTGAAATCTATCTTTATAGTTGGTACCCCCTTTGTGAAGGGTTGTGAAGGGTTTGCACCCTTTTTAAAGAACTCTTTCTTTATATATATTCTTTTTTATTTTCTAATACGAAAGGTTAGAAAAACCCTTCAACCCTACACAACCCTACACGCTTACAATTACTTACACATTATCAAGTGACAGTCCATTGAAGTATATACCGCCCCTTGTTCTTACTTTCTCAAAGCGTTTTGCAAGCTCCATACCGAACTTTGTTGAACTCATACGATATTCATTGTTCTGCTCAGCCCAGTTAAGATACGCCGCAAAAAGCTGACTTGACTTAACGCTCAGACCCTTGCCCACAGTACACTTATCCTCAACAAATGCAGAGATAACGTCCATTTCACGACGGTACTCCCTCACTTCTTCAAGAACGGCACGAGGCATTTTAAGCCCCTCTTTCTGCCACAGCAGACAGCCCTCGACCGCCCAGCGGAATATGCCCGTAAGCTCCGCAGACAGCTTGTATTTCAGCCTGCGGTCTATCTTTTCTTCGGGGATCTGCACAGTGAACGGTATCATATGAATTCTTCGCCATATGCCCGTATCTGTTCCTCTGATGACAGGCTTATGGTTTGTCGCCATCCAAAGCTTGAACTCAGGTTTGAACTCAAACTCGTCGCCGTAAAGCTTTCTTGCGGTAACAGTATCGTCGCCTGTAAGCTGTTTGAGCAGACCCTCGTTGATACGAACGCCCTCGTTAGGCTCAACGCTTGTCACGAGCCTTGCACCTTTGAGCCTTGCAATATCGCTGTTTATGGCGGTGCTCTGATTACTGCGCACCATAATAGTTTCAGGCTGGATATTTGCCGCATAGTCCCCGAAAATATCCCTTATGATATCAATGAAAGTTGACTTGCCGTTTCGTCCTGTCCCGTAAAGAAAGAACGCACATTGCTCGGTGGTCGAGCCAGTCAGGGAATATCCCACAGCTTTCTGAACGTATCTGATAAGGTCTTTATCCTTTCTGAAAATGTCGTCAAGAAAGGCAAGCCAGCGAGGGCAATCGGCGTTCTCTGAATACTCAACGGCTGTCATTTTCGTCAGATATGTCATAGGGTCGTGAGGAGATATGCCGCCGCTTCGCAGGTCGATAACTCCCCCCGGGGTATTGAGAACAGTTTTAAATCTGTCCATCTGAGCAGGCAGAACAGGAACGTGGTGCATGACCTCGCTTAGCATTGCGTTCTTTGATTTGTTAGAACGGCAGGACTTCATATGCTTTTCAAAAGCCTTTGCCATATCCGTTCCCTCGTCTGCGTCAAGCTGAGCGTACACTTTTGCCTCTGCCGCCATGCAAGCCACAGCCTTATCAGCAAGACGTTTAACTGTGCCTGTCATATCGGTACACCACTTTCTGCCGTCATACCAAAGCCAGCGTTTGTCTGTATAACAGTATCTCACCTGCTCGCCGAAAAGGTCAACAAAGCGTTCTGCGTTGCCTGTATCGTCAAATGAATAAAGTCTTGGCTTGGCTTCTTCCTGCTCCACAGCGCCCACAGAAACAGGCTCAGAGGGCGACTTGAAATTAAGAGAAAATCCCCCTGCGAACTTTGGCGAATAGGTCTTGTCGCAATCTGCAATGGCTTTCTGGATCGTGAGTGCGCCGTAGGTCGAACCGCTTTGCGCTCTGTCCCACTTTTCACGCATAAGACCTGAGGAGCGGAATATCACATCCATTTTCTCTGCGTCACAGCCTGTCCAGAAGGCAAGCATTGAGCAGAACGCCATATCAGCCTCAGACTGAGAGGTATATCCTGCGGTTCTGCCGCTGTAGAGAGAAACGAACTTTCCGCCGTTCTTTGCTCCTGCCGCCGCTTTGATTATCTGGTCTGCGGTGTCAAGTCTGACAGCAGGAACAGCCTTTGCCACAGGCTCGTGACCGCCTCCTATATACTTTTCGTGCAATGGCTTTATGCTGTCGGAACACTCTGCAATACTCTCATATTCTGAGCAGGAGTTGCCTGTCATAACGAAAAACCTGCCGTCCTCATACATCTCAACTGAGCCTTTACGTCTGCCACGCTTTGGGAGCGTTCCTCTGCATATGATATGTATGCCCTTGCCCGATTGAGATATCTCAGTATAGCTTTGCAGTGTTGAGATAAATTCAGATATGATGTTGCCGTTCTCTCCCCTTTGGTATGCTTCAAGCTCCTCCTCTTTGCCGTCAATGTCAACACCGAAATAGGGACAGCCGCCGAACATAAATCCTATGCCCGAATGTTTTTCTGAGGCTCTCACAGCCGTATCGAAATCGCACCAGGTAGAGGGGTTATTTGACATAGCCCCTCCGCCAGTAAGTGCGTTTATCGGCACTTTCTTTATCTTCCCTCTCTTTTCATCTGGCACAGCGTCCCAGCATATCCAGTTTGGCAGGGCTTTAATCTCCTGCGGTATTTGTTCGTACATATATCCAACTCCTAACATAAATTTTGAAAAGTCAAAGCCTTTCACTTATCCCCGAAAAACGTCCCAAAAGTTGCATTAAAAATGCAACAATTGCAGAAATGTTGCCAAATTAAAATATAAATCATTTGTTTGCACAAAATATCATCTGCGTTTTTATGCAAAAGCACTATGACTTTTCGCTTTTCTCAGAAATCAGAACGGCACGCCGTCATCTGTAAGCACGTCCTCAAAATCTTCAAGCGAGCCTATGGCGCTGTCAGCCTGCGTATTTGTCTTAGGCGTTGCAAAGCCCGTCTGCTTAGTCGCAAAGCTGTCCGCCGTTGGCGCAGAGGATTTGAACTTATGCTTGCACTCAGGATACTTTGTAGGGTTGACAAAATCAATGCATTCCCGCTCCTTGCCGTTCCATTCCTTATGCGTGAGATCTACCCTTATGCACTTGTTCAGCAGGTCGGTGCAGTATGCTTTAAGGCTGTCATACTCCTTGCCGTCAGGAAGCTTAGCCGCCTTGCCCATTGCCATAAGCTGAGCAAAGTTGTAGCCCTCCACCTGCATATCGTTCTCGTTAGGCTCGTGCTTTTTCCATATGGTGTGGAACAGGCAGGAGTTGCCGTATTTCTGCCCCTGCACGTCATTTCTGATGACGAGAGTGAAGTTAAGACCCACCGAGCCTTTCTTTGTTGTGCGTTCCTCGATAGCGGTTATGATGCACTCGTAATCGCCCTCAGGCTTTAATCCGTTCTGAAATGCCTCTGATTGATTTGACTTAAATCCCATTTTTTATTCCTCCATTAGTAAATTTACTGCGTCCTCTGCTGAGCGGCATATTCCTGCCAATGCTCCGCACTCACGCATTTTTGTTATGAACTTCTTCTGCTCAGGACGAACTCGTCCCGACTTTGTTTTGACTTCGATGAAGACAGCTCTGCCGTCCTTATGTCTTACACCGAACAGGTCTGAAAAACCTTTCGGCACTCCTGTGGTGAAATATCTGCCGTCAACAGTTCTGCCCTCGCCCACGTTCACACGAAAGACAGTGCAGTAGGGCGATACCGCACAGCGTATCTCGTTTTGTATCCTGTGTTCTTCCGTCAACCCATAAGCCCCCTTTGCCTTGCCTGATAATACGCCCAGCCTGATTTGTAGCCGTGACTTTTCGCATACTGCAAAAGTTCGGGATAGGTATGACAATCGGCAGGACTTGAAAAATCAAGCTTAAATCCCTCCACCTTTACAAGCCCCACGCTGTTATCTGTTTCAAGCTTTCTCTCGGCTGAGGGGAACTCATATCCGCAATGAGGACAGCATATTTTCACCCCCGCAGGAGGAGCAGAGAAAGTATAGAAACATTCAGGGCATTGTTTCACCTTGTCACTCTGCTCCTGCTTTTTATGCTGAGCTTTCGGCTTTTTCTCCAAGCTCCACTGCCTGTCATCGTCAGGCATACCAAACCTTGCATAGTTGCCAACGTGGTCGATTATGACGGCTCTTTTGTTAGGTCTGTACCGCATACATCTCATAGCCTGCTGAATGTAAAGAGTGAGGCTCTTGGTGGGTCGCAGGAGTATGGCACATTCGCAGTCAGGAACGTCAAAGCCCTCTGAGATAAGGTCAACGTTGCACAGCACAGTTATATCTCCCCTGCGGAAAGCTGAGATAATGCTGTCACGCTCTGCCTTTGGGGTCGAGCCGTCGATATGAGCCGCCTTTATGCCGTTTTCATTAAACACATCAGCCGTTCGCTGAGAATGTCTGACGGAAGCACAGTAGCAGACCGCTTTTTTGCCATTTGCTAACTGTTTGTAATACTTTATGACGTCGCCGAAAACAGTGTTCTTCACCATAGCTTTTTCAATCTCCGCCGCCATATATTCTCCGTGAGAAACGTGAAGCCCTGTAAGGTCGGCAACGTCAGGAGCATAGTAGTCATAAGGTGCAAGACAGTTGTTATCAATAAGCCATTTTGCGGATACGCCAATGATAAGCTTATCGTTCACGTCACCAAGCCCGTCACCATTAAGGCGAACAGGAGTCGCTGTAACGCCCACTCTCGGCACGTCTGAAAAGTATTCGTATATGCGTTTGTAGGACTGAGCAAGGCTGTGATGATTTTCGTCAGTTATGATAAGTGCAGGCCTGGCAAGCTTTTTAAGCCGTCTTGTAATAGTCTGCACCATACCCACCTCGCAGAGTTTCATATCAACGCCCCAGCGAATAAACGTCTTTTTTATCTGCTCCACAAGCTCACGTCTGTGGACGAGAAAAAGCACTCTCTTGCCGTTAAAGGTCGTCCGCCTAGCCATTTCAGCCACAATGCAGGACTTTCCGCCACCGCAGGGCAGGACTATGCAGGGCGCTTTATACCCTGCACGCCAAGCCTGCCTTACCTGCTCCACCAGCTCATTCTGATACGTTCGCAGTTTCATTGGACTTCGCCGCCTTTACCCTTTTAAGAACGCATTTCATGCAAAGCTGTTTGCCGTAATTCTTCATTGAGCCGTCTATTATCTGCTGAACTGTACGCCTGCCGTCTGACATTATCGTCTTTCCGCACTCTGAGCAGATATGTTCGTCTGCAAGATGATAGTATGTCCTCAGCGCTTCATCAACAAGTTTCAGATCGTTGCTTATGTACATACTGTCAAACAGCCCGATAGGACTTTTGCAGGTGTCAGTGCCGTCCGTCTGAGTGGCGAAAAGATACTTGCCGTCAACCACAACAGTTTTAAGCACAGTTGTGAACATACCCTCGACAGTTATCTTCTCATCAAGCAGCTTGCCGATAGTTTTAGCTTTCTGCCTGCCGTCCTCGCCTGTATCAAGGTGATTGAGAAAATACACGATAACGTCCTCCGGAAGCATTTCAACGCTTCTCACAAGCTCCCAGAAATTCTTTGCAATGTCAGTGAACTTCTGATAGCCCGTTTCCTTTGCACGGCGCATAAACTCGTTCACCATAAGATACTGACTATCGTCAACGGCTATGGACTTTGCCGTCTGAGCTTTCATAAAGCGTTCTATCTCACCGTAATTGTCAGTATGTATCGTTGACTTAAACTGTGTGCGGAACGGAAGCTGTTTTCCATTCACGTTCACAAGTGCAAGCTCGTCCTCTTTGAAATTTCTCAGGGAAGCAGATTTGCCGCTTCCCGAAAAGCCTAATACAAGTATCGCAAGTCCCATTCTCTTTTCCTCCTTATCTTATGGTCAGTCCCGGTCTGCGGACAACTGCCGCATATGGTATCTCTCTGCCTGCCTCGATAGCCGCCTTGACAGCCGTCTTGCTTATGTCAGGATCTTTGTATTTCAGCAGGCTGTCATCATTGACCTTTGCCCACTCCACAAAGGCTTTCGGGTCTGTTATCTCGGTGCTTTCCCTGCCCTTTGTTATGCTTATCTTAGCCATAACGCCCTCTATTTTGTTAAGGTTGACCCTCTGCATACTGTTCATAAGATAAGCTTTAAGGCTCTCTGCCTGCTTGACCTTCTGCTCACGTCTTGCTTTGAGGGCTTTCTCCTCTGCTTCAAGCATTTTCGCCTCGCTGCTCAGCACCTTGACATAAGCTGCAACGTTTTCTGCCTTGTCTGTAAACTCAGCCTCAACGCATTCAAGGGTATCAAACCACACCTTTTCAGCCTCAGCCTTTTCCTCTGCCGTAAGCTCGGCATTTTCCGTCATATCCTCAAGGCTGTCAAAAAGCCTCTGAAAATCGTTTGTAAGCTCATAAAGTTTCATTTTTATACCTCCAGTTTTGAATTGATTATATCCGCAAGCTGTCTTGCTTTCTGTGTGAAAAGTCCATAATTGTCGCTGTCATTATGCTCGTTCACAAAGCCCACGAGCCTTGTTACGCTGTCAACAGCGGTGGAAAGATAAGCCTTGAATATGGCTTTATCGTCCTGCACGGGGGCGGTATCCGCCTTCCCCGAAAGCTTTTTCTCATACTCCGCCTTAGTTCTGTCAAGCTCTGCACGAAGCTGTGAAAGCTTGTCCTGCTTATCCTTTTCAGCCTGCTCAGCTTTCTGCAAAAGCTCTCTGCGGTCTTTCAGGCTGTCTTCTTCAAGCTTTGAATATTTTTCCGACCAGTCAAGGTCAACACGCCGCATAGCGTCTTTAAGGTTTGCCACCTCTTTGCTGTCCGTTTCCACAGCCACCTCGATAGGACGGCTCTCAAGGTCCTTTATCTCGGCTTCAAGCTGTGTTACCTTATTTTTCATTTCAAGCACCTTTTTATCTGCTATAAAGACCTGATGGCTTGCCTCTGCATTTGACTCCATGGCTCTGTCACGCTCGTTCTGCAAAATATCTATTTTTGCTTTGAGCTCCTTGACAGTAGTGCTTTCAAGGTCGATATTTTCCGCAAGCTCTGTTCGCTCTTCATCGGAAAGCTTAGCAAGAAGTGTCAGCTTTTTAACTCCGATCTGTAACCTCGAGGTTACGAAATCCTGTGGCAGATTTTCAGCGATCGAAATGTACCTGTATACATTCATCTTTGAAAAACCTGTTTCCTTTTCACAGTAATCTCCAAAATCGGAATACCCAAGCTCCTTGTAAAGCCTGCTGTCCCTCATTTCCTTAAAGCCCATACACATATCGTAAAGGCTCTGCTGTGCAAGCTGAGCTGAGGTCTTTATCCTGCGGTCAAGCTCAGCCGCCTTGATATATTCTGCCGATAGTTCGTTCATGCTGTTTTACGCTCCTTTCGTTTCTCAGCGAACACCCTGTCAAGATACCGCTGATACTTCTGTTCAAAGTCCTTTATCTCCTGCGATTTGTCCTCGCCGCCGTTTTGTACCACGTTGTTCCTATACCCTCTGCACTGCACGATACCGCCGTATTGGCTAACCTCCACAGTATAGTAAGGCTTGTTAGGCTCAGAGGCTTTCCGCAGAAACATTATGCTGAGTTTCCCCATAGCATGGCGTTCTGCATATCCGCCCACACAATGGGAAAGTATCCTGCCCTCGTCCTCTATCTCTTTCAAACTGTGGGGCTGTCTGACAAGCAAGCCGTCTGCCGAAAATTCAAGGCAGACACGCTCTGCAAGCCTTTTTGTGAAGTTCTGCAAAACAAGCTCGTCATGCTCATAGTTGATGATCTGAGTGAGTCTGTTGTGCATTGTCCAGAAATCGTGTGGCAATGCTATCATTGTATCGTGAATGTTATACTCCAGCGTTTCGCACTGCTCCAGATAGTCGCTGTAATCAAGAGGTGTCATCTTCTGCTCGTGTATGTATCGTGCCACCCTTTGCGGTGTAAGCCCTGTTATCCTCACAAGGCGTTCAAGAGTGCCGTGTTCGCCCTTAAATACCTCTGCGATATTCAGGATATCCTCAGGTCTGAGCTTTGGATATTCCTCACGATAGTCAAGATACTGCTCCCACAGATGTTCACTGCCTTTTAGTGCCTTGAACTCCGTCTTGTTCAGTCCGAGCATTTTCAGCAGGTCATTACTTTTCCAGTTCACACGCTGAGAGAGCAGGAACTTTTCCTGATATCCCCACCAACCTGTGTATCTCACGCTTGTTACGTCATAGCCTTGTTTCATAAGATACTCAAGATTAGGGTGCTTGCAATATGCGTGAAGATAGCATATAAGCATATTGCCGTGATAATGCTGAT